ATCTCGCAGCGAAGGCTTTCGCCATCGCGGATCTGCAGGGACGTGCCGACGTCAAGCAGGAGAGCTGATGGCCGTCGAACCCACCTCGTTGCCATTCGAGGCGCAGGTCGCCTTCTTCCGGCAGAAGGTCAACCTGCCGACGCGGGCCTGGACGGACATCTGGGAGGGAATGCATTCCCGGGCGTTCGTCGTCGCCGGCGCCATGAAGCAGGATCTGCTCACGGATCTACGAACCGCCGTCCAGGGCGCGATCGAGAACGGCCACACGCTGGATCAGTTCCGGAAAGAGTTCGACCAGGTCGTGGCCAAGCACGGATGGGCCTACAACGGTGGCCGCAACTGGCGCACGCGCGTCATCTATGACACCAACCTGCGCAGCAGCTATTCGGCGGCGCGCTACCAGCAGCTGCAGGCCGTCAAGAAGGTGCGCCCATTCTGGAAGTACGTCCACGCCTCCGGAGAGACGCATCCCCGGCCGCAGCACCTGGCATGGGATGGCATGGTGCTTCATGCCGATGATCCGTTCTGGGACTCGCACTACCCTCCCAACGGCTGGAACTGCCGCTGCAGGGTGTTCCCGATCGATCACAAGCAGTTGAGTGATCTCGGGAAGGCCGGCCCAGACAAGGCACCCGAGGTAAAGATGCGCCAGGCCACTGTCGGTACCCGCGGGCCGAGCCCACGCACGGTGATGGTCCCGGAGGGCATCGATCCTGGCTTCGGCTACAACCCGGGCAAGACGGCCTGGGGCAAGCCGGTCTCCGAGCAGGTCATGGCGGAAGCCAAGGCCGCACCAGGCGGCGCATGGAAGCGGCTGACGCCCGGGAGCTGGCAGGAATACAACCGGCCGAAGCAGATCCCGCGCGACACGCCCAAAGCGAGGATCGGGCCGCGCCTCAAGGATGTCGCCGAAATGCACCAAGCTCTCCACCATCTCCTGGGTGGTGAGGACAAGGCCTTCAAGGTTGCCGGCATGCCGGTCCTGGTTAATGCCGAGACCCTGGCCACGCACCTGGATCCGGCCCGATCGGAATATCTACCACTCCTCCCCGAGCTGCTCTCGGATCCTTTCGAGGCTTGGCTGGCTTTCGAGCAGCACAAGGAGACTGGCCAGGTTGCAATGCGCACGCGGATAGTGAAGGCGTTCAATGCCGGAAAGGATCGATCGGGAAAGGATCGGACGCTGTTGTTCGTGGCCAACGCACACAAGGGTGCGTTGGAGAGCTGGACGATGATCCCGACCAGCGACGATCAATACATCAACAAGCAGCGCGTGGGGAAGATGATCTATGGCAGGTGATGGGGCCCTCGCTCCGGAGCACGGCCGGCGGGCGGGGATCCGCAGCAGGCTCCGTGCCGCCTGTCGCTGCAAACCCCGACACCAGGAAGCATAGGCGCGAGCTATGGCAGGCGCAAGGCAGCTATTCGAGGTGCGCGACCTGAATCCCAGGCTGCAGAATACCCTGCGGCACCTTCAGCGCGAGCTTACAGACATGAAGCCGGTATTCACCGATATCGGCGAGTACCTCATGGAGCGCGGCGAGAAACGGTTCGAGGAGCAGGTGGACCCAGACGGCGTGCCCTGGGCGCCGCTCACCGATGCCACCAAGGCCATGAAGAAGATGAACAGCGATTGCATCCTGTTCTACCGCGGCTACCTGCGCGAGAGCATGCACTACAACGTCCACGACCACGGCCTCATGTACGGCACGAACCTGCCGCAGGGCGCCATGTTGAACTACGGCGGCATCACATCTCCCAAGAGCATGATCCCCGGCAAGACCATCGTGGCCAGGCCATTCGTCGGCCTCAGCCATGACGACGAGGACCACATTGTGGAGATGCTCGGGCGTCACTATGGGGACATCATCCGGGACCGAAGCGACTAAATCGACGCTGACTGGCCGGCCCCTCTTTCCGCACCCTAGGTACCTGTTTTTTCTTCCGACGATTTTTAAAAGGGTCTTAAACGGCTTCTCGCCCGCATTCCGCCCGCGTCTAAGATGGCAGTTCCGACTCTATGCGCCAGGATGGCGGAATCGAGAATCGCCGAATATACTCCGGGGCGACTCCTGGCAGCTGCCGATCCCCTCTGGTTACATACTAAAACGCTTTAAGCCCAAGCCGCCATCATGGCCGGCATCCTTTGCCCATGAATGCAGCGAAGCCGCTCCACATTTTCCGCGCCGGTAAGCACACCGATGCGAATGGACGCCAGGTAGAAATCACGCCGGAGGACCTGCAGGCTTCTGCGGCCGCCTACGATGTGAGCCTACACGAGGCGCCGATCGTCATCGGGCACCCGGCCGCGGACGCGCCGGCCTATGGATGGGTTGAGGGGCTCGCCGCCAATGGCGATGACCTGTCGGCGCGTCCGCACCAGATCGACGCGGCCTTTGCCGAGATGGTGGGCAGCGGCAAGTTCAAGAAGATCAGTGCCAGCTTCTACCATCCCCAGGCAGCAACCAATCCCAAGCCCGGCACCTGGTATCTCCGCCATGTCGGATTCCTCGGTGCTCAGCCGCCGGCCGTGAAGGGCCTGCGCGCCGTTTCCTTCGCCGACGCCGACGATGCTGTGACCATCGAGTTCGGAGAATGGGAGGACCAGGTAGAGGTCGGCCTGTTCCGCCAGATCCGCGAGTGGATCATCAGCAAGTTCGGCATGGAAGACGCTGATGCCGCCGTGCCGTCTTCCGACCTGAATGTCCTGACCCGCTCCGCATTCACTCCCGATACCGATCCGGACGATGCTGCCACCGCATCGCCGGCATTTTCCGAGACCAGCCCCAACGCCACGTCCCAGCAGGAGGATCAGATGACCGATAAGTCCGCCGCGGCCGCCGAGGCCGCCAAGGCCGCACAGACGGCCGAGTTCGCCGAGCGCGAACAGAAGATCAAGGATCGCGAGGCCAGCCTGGCCGCTCGCGAGCATCAGGCCCACGTCTCCGAGTGCGCCGATTTCGTGGAGGGACTCGTCAAGTCCGGCCAGGTGCTCCCGGTTCACAAGGATGGCCTTGCTGAGTTCATGGCGTCCTTGAATTCCACCGAGGCCGTCGAGTTCTCCGAGGCCGATGGCAAGAAGGCCAGCAAGACACCCCTGGATTTCATGAAGACCTACCTCTCGGTCCAGCCGAAGGTGGTCGAGTTCCAGGAGATGGCCAGTGCTGGCCAGGATGCTCCGGCCGCGGCCACCGGCCTCACCATCGCCAAGGGTTATTCGGTCGACCAGGACCGGTTGGCCATCCACAACGCGGCCGTGGCCTTCGCCGAGCAGAACAAGGTCGACTACATCACGGCGGTCAAGTCCGTCAGCAAGGAGCAGTAATTCATGAGCCAGCAGAATATCTCCATCTTCAAGCTGCCGATCAAGGCCGCGAGCGTGTTCAGCGCGTTCCGCGCGATCGGCTATGACGGCAACCAGGCCACCGTCCAGGGCCAGAAGGTTATGGGCTCTTCTCCGGTCGCGGCTGCCATCGGCGACGAGGTCACCCTCGACGTCATCGGCACCGCCATTCTCGAGACCGGCGGCGTGTTCTCGGCCGGCGATGCTCTGATCGTCGATAACCAGGGACGCGCCATCAAGTCCACCGGCGAGATCGGTGTCGCCGCCGGCGCCGTGGCCATGACCAGCACCGCTGCTAATGGGGCGGTCCTGACCGGTGGCGAGATGCCCGAGTTCGTGTTCGCCGATGCCCTCGAGGCATCTACGGCGGCCGGCCAGTTCGTCGAAGTTCTGTTGCGGAGGTAATAAGCAATGCCAATGAGTAATCAGCAAGTCCGGATTATTGATCCGATCCTGTCGAATGTCGCCCTGGGCTACATTCATCCCCAGGCCGTCGGCCGGTTCCTGTTCCCGGAGGTCCCCGTGGACATCTCCGGTGGCCAGGTCATCGAGTTCGGCAAGGAGAGCTTCAAGCTCTACAACACCGTGCGTGCCCCGGGCTCCAATACCCGCCGGATCTCCTACGGGTACGTGGGTAACAAGTTCGCGCTGACGAACCATTCCCTGGAAGGCCAGGTGCCGTTCGAACACCTGCGCGACGCCGCGGTGATGCCTGGAATCGCTCTGGGCTCTATCGCCGTCATGAACGTGATGGATACCCTGAAGCTCGAGCTCGAGGTGGAGCAGGCGAACACGGCCCGCGATGCCGCGCAGTACGACGCCAACCACAAGGTTGATCTCGCTGCCGCCAAATGGACCAACGATGCCAACGATCCGATCAAGGATATCGATGCCGGCCGTGAGGCGATCCGTGCCGCCGTGGGTACCTACCCGAACATCCTGGTCCTGTCGGCCAAGGCGTTCAATGCGGCGAAGAACAACGCCAATGTGATCAACCGGTTCAAGTACACCGGTCGCGATTCGATCACCGCCGAGATGCTGGCCTCGATCTGGAACATTCCCCAGGTCGTGGTAGGTGAAGCCATCTACTTCGACGATGCAGGCACCGCCTACGACGTATGGGGTTCGGATGCCATCCTGGCATATGCCCCGAGCCAGAAGGCCGCGAACATCCAGCGTCCGAGCTTCGGTTACACGTACACCATGCGCGGCCATCCGCTGGCTGAGCAGCCGTACATGGACCGGAACGCCAAGAGCTGGGAGTACCCGGTCGCCTTTGAGCGCGCACCGGTGCTGACCGGCATTACCTCGGGATACCTGATCCAGAACGCGGCGTAAGCCCGGGTCTCGGTACTGGCGAGGGAGTAAACGGGGCCGGAGCGATCATCCTCCGGCCCCCTTTTAACCAGATTTCAAGGAGCGTTACATGAAGGTTATCGTCATCCATACATGCAAGGCCGACGGCAAGCGGCATATGCCCGGCGAGAAGCCGGTCGAGATCTCCGACGAGGCAGCCAAGCTGCTTATCGAATCCGGAGCCGTCCGCGAGGCCGCGCCGGCATCGACCAAGCCGACCAACCCGGATGAGCTTGCCGGCGAGATCAAGGGCGCCATCGATTCCCTGAGCAAGGAAGACGCATCCCTGTGGAACGCCGACGGCTCTGCCAAGGTCGGCGCCATCAGTGCGGTGCTGGGCTACCAGGTGACCAAGGACGAGCGCGACGCCGCGCTGGCCGCTGACGCCTGATGAGCTACGCCCAGGAAGCGGACATGGTGGCTCGTTATGGGAATAACGAGCTCATCCCGCTGACCAATCCGGACGTCGTGGGGGCAACGGCTATTGACGCCAACATCCTCCAGGGCGCCCTGGATGATGCGTCGGCCGAGATCGACAGCTACCTGCAGTCCAGGTATTCGCTGCCGCTTACCACCGTTCCGCTTACCCTGGTGCGTCACTGCTGCTCGATCGCCCGCTACCTGCTGTATGCAGACGCGGCGCCTGAAGAGGTGCGAAACCGGTACAAGGATGCTGTCACCTACCTGACCAACCTGTCGAAGGGGCTCGTCAACATCGGCGCGGATCCGGCGACGGGGCCCGGCGCCACGGATGGCCCGACGGGCACCACCAATGACAACAATCGCGTCTTCAATCAGTCGACGCTTAACGACTACTGATGAGCCTGCTGTCGACCACCGAGGATGCGATGATCGCCCTGATCAAGGGGCTCATCGGCCAGAACCTCCGCGAGGTGTCCACGCTGGATGGGACATGGACGTTGGGCGAGCTCCAGCGCTCTCTGCAAGTGGCCCCGTGTGTGCGCGTGGCCTTTCTCGGCGGCAAGGCGACCGAGGTCGAGAACGCTTCGATCAACGCCGACTTCGGCGTCTATGCGATCTCGAAAATGCCTACCCAAAAGCAGCAACGACGCGGGACGCCCCAGGAGATCGGCGCCTACGACATGATCGAGGGAATCGTGCCGTCGCTGAACGAGAAAGTGATCGCCGGCGTCGGCACGCTGTTCCTGAAGCGGATCGATGCCGTGTTCACTGAGCAGACGTTCCAGATGGGTGGCTCGGTCTTCGCCGCCATCTTCGAACTGAGGAACCTGGTCATCGCCGAGGCCTTCGATCCGACGGCCTTCCAGGACTTCCTGACCTTTGACGCCCAATCCGACGTGGCGCCTGCAGATGGCGATATCGATCTCGAATCAGAGGAGACACTACCGCAATGAGCACGATCTACATCAAACCCACCAGCCCGAAGATCCCCGTCAAGGATCCCGAAACCCGCCGGCCGCTGGCCGACGAGGGCGAACACAAGCCCAAGTCCCCCTTCTGGATGCGCCGCCTGCGCGATGGCGATGTGGTCGAGGCCACGCCGCCGAAAGCCGCCAAGGCCGCCGCCAGTACCAACACGCAGACCGGAGGTAACGCCGCATGAACCTGAATCCTTCCTTTTCGCAGATCCCGGCCAATCTCCGGATCCCGGGCTCTCACCTCGAGTTCGACAGCTCGCTGGCCGGCTATTCCCAGCAGACCTTCAAGCGCCTGATCATCGGCCAGCGGCTCGCCGCCGGCACCGTCGCTGCCGGTGTCCCGACGCTGGTCCCGAGCGGCCCGCTGGCAGACACGTACTTCGGGCGCGGTTCGATGCTGGCCAAGATGTGCCGCGCGGCCCTGGCGGTCGATCCCTGGATGGAGACCTGGGCCATCCCGCTGGATGACAATGTCGCCGGCGTTGCCGCCACGGGATCCCTGACGATCACTGGCGCGCCGACCGAGGCCGGCACGCTGAACGTCTACGTCGGTGCGGATGATATCGGCGGATCCTTGAACGGCCGCGTCCAGGTGGCCGTCGCCACGACCGATACGCCGACTTCAATCGCGACAGCTATCGCTGCTGCGATCAACGCTGACGACACGCTTCCGGTGACAGCTGCATCCGCCCTGGGCGTGGTGACGCTTACTGCCCGCCAAAAGGGCGAGGTCGGCAACGACATCGATGTGCGCCTGAACTATTACGGCGAAACGACGCCGGCCGGCATCGTGGTGGCCATCGCCGCGATGGCTGCAGGCGCTACCAACCCGGACATCACCGATGCCATCACGGCAATGGCCGGGACGCAGTACAACTGGATGACGATGCCCTACGTCGACCAGGCGAACATGACCGCGATGGCCACGGAGCTCGACAGCCGCTACTCCGCGATGGAGCAGATCGGCGGCCGTGCCTTCGGCGGCTGGCGCGGTACCTATGCCGCGGCGCTTACTTTCGGGCAGGCTCAGAACAGCCCGCACATGTCGATGATGCCCATGCAGAACTCGCCCACGCCGAACTACATCATGGCTGGGGGCTACTGCGCCATCGCCAGCCAGCAGCTGGCCATCGATCCGGCCCGGCCGCTGCAGACGCTGCCGATCCCCGGCGTCCTGGCGCCGGCGCTGCTCGATCGCTGGACCGACACCGAGCGCAACCAGGGCCTCTTCGATGGCATGTCATCGTTCAAGGTAGGCTCCGATGGCACTGTCCGCATCGAGGCGGCCATCACGCAGTACCAGAAGGATGCCAGTGGCGTAGCCGATACGGCGTACCTGTACGTCAACTATCCGGAGATCCTGGAGCGGCACCGGTACAACGTGAACTCAACCATCGCGAAACGATATCCGCGCTCCAAGCTGGCTGCCGATTCGCAGCCGGTGCAGGCGGGCCAGGCGCTGGTCCGGCCGAAGGACATCATGGCCACGATGCTTTCTGTCTATCAGTCGGAGGTGGATCTCGGCTGGATGCAGGGCTTCGATGGGTACAAGTCGACCATTCAGGTGGGTATCGACGCCAACAATCCGAACCGCGTCAACGTCGTCGATAACCCGGAGCTCGTGAACGGCTTCCGCATCTTCGCCGACCTCGTCCAGTTCAAGCTGTAAGGAGAGAAGCACATGGCACAAGTCACAGGACGAATCACCATCACCGTCGGCTCGCTCGGCGTCGTCCGTTCCCAGCCTGGGGCCACCCTGGACTATGGCGGCGTCAAGCGTACCCCGGTCAACGACGACCAGGGCCTGGCCGGCTACATGGAGAGCTCGGTCGAGGGGTCCATCCAGGCGTCCTTCACGCACCAGCAGGGCATCAGCCTGCAGGCCCTGGCGCAGATCACCAATGAAGACATCACCTTCGAGGCGGACTCGGGGAGCGTCTGGGTGCTGCGCAATTCATTCACGGCCGAGCCTCCCA